CTGGCGAAGTTTCCGGCCGCTGAGTTGGAGCGGGTGACGAAGCACCTGGAAGGGAAGCGAGGGGCGAATCCATGAGAATCATCGACCGTGGACCAAATCACCCGTGGGTCCGATTGGATGCGGAAATGGAAAACCTCCGGCGTGAGTTGCTGGCAATCTTCCTGCCCATTTTTCGTCCCCTCCTGGATTGGTTGGCGGAAAGGATCGGGCCATGAAAACCCTCGACGTTGACCAGGGCACGCTGGAATGGGCCATGGGGCGCCTCGGCATTCCGACCGCCTCATGTTTCGACAAACTCCTGACACCGAAAACCCGGAAGCCAAGCGCGAGCCGGGACCCCTACCGGGCGGAGCTCGTGGCCGAATGGCTCATGGGTCAACCGCTGGACTGGGGGACGAACGCATGGATGGAACGCGGCACGGAGCTCGAAGACGAGGCCCGCCGCTGGTACGAAATGGACCAAGGCGTTGACGTTGAGCAGGTCGGCTTGGTGCTCCGGGATGACGGCCTCGTGGGTGGATCCCCGGACGGGCTGGTTGGCGCCGATCGAGGGCTCGAGATCAAATGTCCCGCCGCCGTCCAACACGTCAAATATCTCCTCGGAATCGACGACCTGGCCACCGCCCACACGGGCCAGATCCAGGGCTATATGTACCTGACGGGCCGCCCGAGGTGGGACGTTCTTTCCTATAACCCAGCCCTGCCGGCCGTGGTTGTCCGGGTGGCGCGGGACGAGGATTACCAGGCCGCGCTGGTGGCGGTGTTGGAGCCCTTCATCGAACAGGTGGAGGCGGACAAGGCCAAGTGGGCAGAGTACCGTGTGCCGAGGCCGTGGCAGGAGGAGCCCACCCCATGACCCCCCGCCAGCTCCGAATCATCGAACTCCGGGCCAAGCTCATGGGATATCTGAGCGCCGCCGAACGGGACAAGCTCATGGAGGAACTCGGGCGGCTGGTGAAGGCCGAGGCGGTGGGTCCATGAGGGTCTATATCGCAGCACCCTACACCAAGGGCGACCGATCCGAGAACGTGCGACAAGCCATGCGGGCAACGGATCAACTAATCGCCGCCGGCCACGAGCCGTTCTGCCCGATCCTTTCCCATTTCCAGGACCTCGCATTCCCGCGCCCGTGGTCCGACTGGATGCGGGTCGATCTGGCGTGGCTCCCGTTTGCGGAAGCAGTGGTCAGGCTACCGGGTGACAGCAAGGGGGCGGACATCGAGTGCGCGTCCATCGCCGGAACCATCCCCGTCTTTTTCTCTGTGGAGGCGTTTCTTGAACGGCAACGGTGACTATCTCGGGTTCCTCGAAAAGAAAGCCCAACTCGCGGAAGGTGTGGGGTTCGATCCGCTATGGATGCCCGACTTCCTATTTGACTTCCAGCGGGACCTGGTGGACTGGACGGTTCGCAAGGGGCGGGCCGCGATCTTTGCCGACTGTGGTATGGGCAAAACGCCCATGCAACTCGTGTGGGCTCAGAACGTGGTGGAGAAGACCAACCGCCCGGTCCTGATCGGTACGCCCCTAGCCGTGAGTTACCAGCTTCTCGAAGAGGCGGCGAAGTTTGGTATCGAGGCGGTCAGGGTCACCAACGGCAAGGTGCCGAGTGGGGCCAGAATCGTGGTCACGAACTACGAACGGTTGGAGCGGTTCAACTCGGGTGACTTCGCCGGGATGGTGTGCGACGAATCGTCCATCCTCAAGAACTTCAACGGCGCAAGGAAGGCGGCGATCACTGAGTTCCTCCGGCCCCTGGCCTACCGGCTCCTTTGCACAGCCACCGCAGCACCGAATGACTACATCGAACTCGGCACCAGCTCCGAGGCGTTGGGTGAACTTGGCCACATGGACATGCTTCATCGGTTCTTCAAGCACGACGGGTTCGTGGGACGCGGTGGCGGTAGGGTGTTTGGAAAGAAAACCGATTGGCGCTTCAAGGGCCACGCCGAAACGGCTTTCTGGAAGTGGGTGTCATCCTGGGCGCGGGCGATACGCAAGCCATCCGACTATGGCTTTGATGACGACGGGTTTGTCCTTCCACCCCTGACCGAGCACGAGCACCTAATCGAAGCCCGAACGGTACAGCCGGGCATGTTGTTCGACCTACCAGCGGTGACGATGGCCGAACAGCGGGAGGAGCGGAAGCGGACCATCCAGGAGCGGTGCGAGAAGGTGGCCGAACTGGTGGAGCACTCGGACCAGGCGATTGTGTGGTGTCACCTGAACGCCGAAGGGGATCTTCTGACCGACCTGATACCCGACGCCGTACAGGTCAAGGGCGGGGACGATGACGACGTGAAAGAGGAGCGATTGATGGCCTTCGCACACGGGGAGATCCGGGTACTCGTGACCAAGCCGAAGATCGGGGCGTGGGGACTCAACCTCCAACGGTGCGCGCATGTGACGTTCTTCCCGTCCCACTCCTACGAGCAGTATTACCAGGGTGTGCGTAGGTGTTGGAGGTTCGGACAGACCCGGCCAGTGACCGTGGACATCGTGACCACGGAAGGCGAGCGCAAGGTGGCCGAAAACCTAAAGCGCAAGGCGAAGCAGGCTGACAAGATGTTTGATTCCTTGCTCGAACACATGAAAGACGTGCTCGCCATACGGCGATCCCATTACAACCATTCCGAAAAGGTGGAGCTTCCGTCATGGCTATAAAAGACCAAGCGATTACCGACCGATACGCCCTCTACCTCGGGGATTGCATGGAGGTTATGCCCACCCTGCCAGACGGGAGCGTCCACCTTTCGCTTTACTCTCCACCGTTCGGGGGGCTGTATCACTACTCCAGCTCCGAGCGGGACCTGTCGAACGCCAGGAACTACGAGGAGTTCTTTGAGCACTACCGCTATGTGGTGGAGGAACTTTACCGGGCCACGATGCCGGGACGGTTGACGGGTGTTCATTGCATGGACATTCCCACCAGCAACACGGGCAACGACGCCCTCCGGGACTTCCCCGGTGACATCATCCGAATGCACGCCGATCTCGGATTCCTCTATGTGGCCCGATACCATGTCTGGAAGGAACCGCTAGGGGTCCGCAACCGCACAATGGCGAAGAACCTGGCTCACAAGACCATCGTGGACGACTCCAGCCGGTGCTCTGTGGCTTCCGCCGATTACCTCCTAATGTTCCGCAAGAAGGGCGACAACCCGGTGCCGATTGCCCACCCACACGGTATGACGGAATACGCTGGGGAACGCCAGATCCCGAGGGAGCTTCTGCAATACCGAGGATGGAAAGGCAACCAGATCGAGAACCGATACTCGCACTGGATCTGGAGACAGTACGCCAGCGCGTTCTGGGATGACGTGAGAATCGACCGGGTTCTCCCCTACCGTGAAGCAAGGGACCCGGAGGACGAGAAGCACGTCCATCCCCTACAGCTTGACGTGATCGACCGCTGTGTGGCCCTATGGAGCAACCCCGGCGAGGTGGTGTTCACCCCATTCATGGGCGTTGGCTCGGAAGTCTACGGGGCGGTTATTGCAGATCGGAAGGGTGTCGGCGTGGAACTCAAGGACACCTACTACCGGCAGGCGGTGCTTAATATCGAGGAGGCGGTCGGTGGAATCCGATCCGAACAAACCAGTTTGTTGGACCCGGTTTCGTGACCCTTGCACTCCCGCGCCCCGTAGCTTATTCTGCAACTCCACCAGGAGGGGGCGGGCAGCGTTGGCCGACGCTGGCCGCTCTTACGAGCCGGTTGGGATTCGTGCCCTATTCACGGACCCCCCGCCCCTTCTTTCTTTTTCTTGCACCTGATAGGGAGGTGATACCATGGCCAACGAACCCGCCGCAGCACAACCCGACCTGTTCCAAACCACGCCCACATTCGACGGCCCAGACTACGAACCGGAGTTCGACCGGGAACGGCTCCGGGGCCAGATGGGGCGGGTATATCTTGCCCTCCAGACGGCGGACTCCCGGGGCCTATGGTTCACCCTCGGGGAGCTCCGGGAGCGGACCGGCGATCCCGAGGCGTCCATATCCGCCCAACTCCGCCACCTACGGAAGGCCCGGTTCGGATCGCATGTGATCGAGAAGCGGCGGCGGGGACACGCCGAAGACGGGCTCTGGGAATACCGGATGGGGTCCGATGGCTAGAATCCGTACGATCAAGCCGGAGTTTTGGCAGGACTACCAACTGGCCCGCCAATTCACCAGGGACCAGCGCCTCCTGTATATCGCCCTATGGAATGAGGCCGACGACGAGGGCCGCTTCCAGGCCCATCCGGCACGACTGAAGGGGGTTGTTTTCCCCTATGACGACGACCTTCACGGAGCCTTCATTGATGACTCACTGAGGGCTCTTGCGAAGGCCGGAAAAATGGTCCTCTATGTGGTGGATGGTGAACCGTATGGTGAACTGGTTCATTTTTTGGATCATCAACGGATCAACCGCCCAACCCCATCCCGCATCCCCCCACCAGATAAGACCTTAGAACCTTTCACTGATGACTCACTGAGCGATCACGGACCCGTCACTGAGCCCTCACTACCGGAAGGGAAGGGAAGGGAAGGGGAAAAGGAAAGGGAAAGGGAAAATAAAACGTCCATTTTTTGTGCTTTTGAAAAAGACTTTTTTACATTCTGGGAAGCCTACCCGAACAAGGTGGGGCGAAAGAAGTCCCTGGAGAAATACCAACTCGCCAGGAGACGCGGCCACGATCACGCGGAAATCATGGACGGCCTCGGGCGCTATCTGGCCTTCAAGAACGCTACCGGCCAGAACCTCCACAACCCGGCAACCTTCCTCGGACAGCAGGAATTATTTACCGAACCCTGGACGATCCCGGAAGCCACGGCCACACCGGAGAAGCGCGGCAACGGACCCACCGAATGCGTGGTCGACGCCAAATTCAAGCGACCGTTTGAGCCGATCATCACGGAGCGGGTGACGCGGGCCGCAAGTCAGAAACCCGGAAACGTGCAGATTGAACTACCTGGGAGGGACATGCCATGAACGGCTGGGAGCGGTTGCTTTTTGTCCTCGTGCCCTTCGCTATCCTGGCGGCGATTGCCGTTTGGGTGGCCTCCCTGTATTCCGTTTTGGCGGACACGCTGGCGGGGTTGGTTCTATGAGCCAGCGTGACAGGTGGACAGTGGAGCGTCGGAAGGATCGCCCGTCCAATTACCCGTGGCCGTGGATTATCGTCGAACGGAAAACCGGACGGCCCCTCGGTCGCTTTGATGACTTTTCCGATGGCCCGTATGTGCCCGGGTACGCAACCGCAGAGAAGGCGGCGGCCGCGATTGAAAGGATGGATTCCTCATGATCCTCCTCGCCATTGATCCCGGCTTCGACGCTACCGGCTGGGCCGTGTTCGACCTTGCCGCGCCACCCCGGACTCTCCAGGATGCCGTTTCCGGGCTGAAAGAGGCCGGGGAAATCATCACGAGGCCAGCCGATCCCGACGCGCTCCGGCTCTCCCAGATCGGCGGGCAAGTCCATTTTCTGCTTACCATGTGGAACCCGGCCGGGATCGCCGTCGAGGTGCCATCCTACTCCGGGACCTATGGCCGGAACACCGCCAGCCGCGCCTCGCTGAATAAACTCTTCATGGCGATCGGCGCGATTCTCTCCAGGG